CAAACCAATATCATTACAGGTCATACCCATGTATTAGCTTGTCAGCCCATTACAGGCTATTCTAAGACGATTTGGGGAGTACAGACAGGCACACTAGCAGAACCCAACAATATGCAGTTTGCAGACTATACAGAGGATTCTCCTAAAGATTGGCGTTCTGGCTTTGTTATGTTGTCTTGGGAACGAGGCAAGATGCTTATGCCCGAGATGATCCAAGTCTGTGGTGAAGACGAAATAGAATTTCGAGGAGAGATTCTAAAGGTATGAAGTTGACCTCCACTATCCTAAAGAATATCTACACCATGCTTGTGGTGTGTGAGCCTTTTGATAAGTGGGATATGCCTCTTGCAGAGCAGATAAAGTTTATTGTTGACTACGATCCCGACACTATGGGAACTTTTCTCTACGATGATTCTGCAGACAAGTACGAACACATCATTACAATATCAGCAGCTAGAAATGGTTTTCTTGAAACAGCTATCCGCACTATGGCGCATGAAATGATCCACGCTAGTAGGTGGAACACTTCTACTTGTGCATGGACTAAGCACGATAAGACTTTTAGATACAGAGCTAAGTTAGTATCAGAATCTCTAGGGTTTGATCCCTTAGAGTTATGACTTAACTACAACAAGTCCTCGTTCAAAAAGTTCACCAATGGTTGCGCGGTGCGCCTGTTCCCACATCTCAGTCCTTGCGACTTTCGATAATGTGCTAGATGTATCGGCTTCCGCATGGCAGCGAAAACAGAGGCTTGCAATGCGAAAATCGGATGATTTAAGTCCACGACCTTTTCCATCTCGTAACTGGTTGGAATGTGCAGCCACGACAGTTCCATCTTCTATCCCACAATGTTGACATGGTAATAGTCTAGCAAGTTCTAGGAGTTTTTTGTTTCTATACATTTTCTTAGGTATTCGTTTTCTTCTCTTGTTTTCTTTAGCAACTGAGATAAATGGTGTGCTGTCTTTAGCATCTCTTTATACCTTTTTAGGTATAAGTTGTAGTTTGTAGAGTCCACTATTGTGTACCAATCTTTATAGAAATGTAAACAATAAGAAACACAATCAGTGCCCAGATGTAGATAAAGTCGCTATCTAGCATGACTATCTACAGACCGATTGGTAGCCTCTAGACTGCGCCATATCTCGACTTTAAGTTGTGCAGCAGTCAGCATCCATTTGATCTTTTCCTCGCACTCCACAGCCTCTTTTAAGCCATCTAGGAGACTTATATACTCAGGGTCTGCATAGGCATCTACCTCGGCTGCTGCGACAGACTTAGCCGATGATTTAGACATAAGGATACTGCGCTTAGACTTTAGGAAGTTTTCTAGGTAGATTCTGTTTGCCTTGGCTTTAGCAAAGTCTCCCGAATACTTCATTATGTACTCTACTGCTTTTGTTGGATCTATATCCATTTTCCCCATTCCCCTTTATTCCCTTTAGCCCATTGTTCTCCATACAGAACTAATAGGTCTTTATCTATTCTATGGTCTGTTAAATACTTTCTCCACTTTGTCAGACCCCAATCATGCCTCCACTTACAGAGTTGCCGTACTGCCGATCTTAGCCGAAAGTCTGGCTCTAAATTGGGCAAAGGTTTCTCCTGCATATGGGTTTAATCCTAGTTCTCTGCCCTTGGCTAATGTTAGTTCATCGCTTGCATACCAAGGTAAAGGTGGTCGTTTGTTTTCTTTCTGCTCGATTACAAGCTCATCCTCGAACCTCTCTTGGTTTAGCCAGGTAGAGGCATGAGGGATAAACTCCCAATCAGTTCCCTTTGCTACCCAGTATTTTCGATGCTCTACTATTGCCTCTAGTGCCTTTTGTTGGTTTTCCTGACTTAGCTTTTCCCACGATCTTTTTGCTGTTAGTTTTCCTATTTTTCGGGGGTACTGCGACCAAAAGTTCTCGAATGTCATTTTCCCTTTTCCTTTCGTTTATTACTGTTTCCATTACTGCTGTAAAACCTGCTTGCATTAAAAACTTATGACCGGCTTTATCCATCGTGAGTTCGCACTCTGCCGATCCATCTAGTAGTTCTTTAATTATCTTGACTTGTATCTTCATCTATAAACACCTTTATGTTTTTGTTAAAGTCTGCTTTCATAAGAACTGGCTTATTTAAGCAATCTAACATTTTATATAGATTCTGCTTTACTTCTTCTAAGTCCTCTCCCATCACACCGACACCTCTGGCTGTGTACAGATAAGGCTCATGGTTCTTATCGTAAAAGACCTCGCATACCTCGATCCAAGGATCTCCATCGTTCTCATCTGAAAAGTCTACCACTCTATGATTCCAATGCATTATTTACTCGCCAAGATGTAGAGACCAACATTACTAAACGCATATCCTGTATATACAACTGCCATGGGCACATTGCCCTTTACTCCTTGCTCAATCCCAATATAGGCATAAATTACAGCAGTCAAAATTATTAACCATCCACTCATTTCACCACCAATGTACATTTATCGCCTAATGCTTTTCTTTCTACAGTTACTTCACAAACATTTATGCTTTTGAGTTTATTGGCAATAAATAAACAAAGGTTTTCCAAAGTTGGTATTCCAAGCTCAGGAACATTATCTAATAGTTCATGGTCTAAAGCATAACGAATTGCATCTACAGCAAGTTTAATATGCCCAAAATCACGAACCATTCCATATTCATTTGGCTCTCCTTCTACAGAAATACTAGCATGGTATGTATGACCATGAATATTTTTAGATTTTATATTATCAAATACATTAACACCTCTGGTTAATGTATGTGCAGCATCAAAATGAAATGTTTGTGTAAGTTTCAAAATAATCCTTCTTGCTCAACTTGGATAAAATTCCAAGTAGCCGGTGCATTATGAGCTTCAATTCTTGCTCTCATTACTTGCGCCCTAGCCTCTTTTGTAGGTGGTGGATAATTGCCGTTTTTCCAATGTTTGTCAATCCCCACATTTCTGGCAATGTTAGTGCTGTCTGTAGAACTAAATGGAAACTTCGTAAATACTGCTGGATCTAACATTCTAAGCCCATGTAGTTTACATACAGGTCTGCCCATATCATCGCAAATAACTCGCATAGCAGCACCCATTCTTGACCACCAGGCGTTAGTGCCAACTGTGGCATATTCGCCCGAACTACCCAAACAAACCCGAACATAGGTATTTGCTAATTGTTCTAATCTTTCTAAAGATTCGTGCATATGCCATACAGGAGTACCAAACCAATAAGGTAATGGGCAATCTTTAAGTAAAGCATCGTTGTCAGCTTCCGTACCATCAATCACATCAGGAATCACCGCAAAATCACACGATGGCACTTTTTTAAGGTTTAATGCCCAATCGTAGAACTCAGTCCAATTTTTAATGGGCTTGCCTGACTTCCAAGCACTAAACGCACCATTGTCCAGAGCAAATGATTGGCAAACTTCTATGGCTGTACCTACTTGGTCTGAATGGGCAAAAGATACAAAAGCATGACCAGCTTGCACAGCATAGTTAGCAACTGTGGCTGGAGTTATAGGAAGTCCATGATAATGAATCATTTTTATCTAATCCCAATTAATTTGTGTGTTTGTGTTGAAAGTTTCCATAAAGGATTTAACTTGCAATATTGAATTGTTTTTGCAATATTTTCGCTAATGTACAAACCATCCATTGCTTGTAAATAAAAATGATCAAATTTCATTTCTTCAAACATATAAGGTTGACAGTCTTTTTGTGGAAAAACTAATTTCAATTCATTGCCAGTTGTTTGTAATATTGTTGAATTTGATTTTGGACTTACGCAAATCCAATCTATGCTTGGTGGTGCTTTAATTGTTCCATTTGTTTCTACCGCTACTTCAAAACCAAAATTGTGAAGCTCATCAACTAATTCATCGTTAACTTGTAGTAAAGGCTCACCGCCAGTAAGAACAACATATTTAAACTCTTGATCCTGATTCCATTGGCTATTGATAGTTTGCGCCAATTCTTTGGCTGTTTTGTATTTACCGCCTGATGTCCCATTAGTTCCAACAAAATCAGTATCGCAAAAATTGCATATAGCACTACTTCTGCTTGACTCTAGACCATTCCAAAGATTGCAGCCTGAAAGCCTACAAAATACAGCTACACGACCTGTTCTAGCACCTTCCCCCTGTATGGTGTAAAAAATTTCTTTTACAGAATACATATATTATTTATTCGTTTAAAGCCCATAATTTTTCACAGTCTTTCATGTTTTGTGGCTTGTCTTTAATTATATAAATAGATAACCTATCTTCTAACTCCGTTATGCGTTCTGCTTGTTGTCTCAACATATTTGATGCTAAAGACCTAACTTCCCATCTTTCTTCGCTACCAAGACAATCAGTTAATTTTTCTGCCAGTTCATTTGCTGTCATTTTGTGCCTTTCTTAACTCTATGTGCTTTTGTA